ACAAGGTTCCAACTGGAATGCTTTCAGAGGCTAGTCTTCTAGCTTCGAGCTCAGGAATCTGAGAACATAAAGATAGAAGAAAATCTCTGCTCATAAGGATCACCCCCTTATAGCAAGTAGACTTATGTCTACAAGTGTATGGGTAAATTTAGATACAGCTACTTGAGACTAGCTGTATCTACCATACACGTTTATAATATGCAATTGTAAAACATTTTACTCTACATAAAGATATCCCCCATATAGGCAATGCCTATATGGGGTATATTATTTTTTTTAATTCTTACATGGTAGGAAACAAGAAAGTATATAATACCTTAAATTATGTAAGGAGGAAGCACTATGAGTGATGATTTGATTTCTGTGGTATCAGATAAGATGGGTACAGCTAGTAGTACAAGTATTTATGACGTATTATACCCAACAGGGTTCTTTAATGTAGACTATTTAAATGGTTATAAGATTAATGGTTACCATACTGATGGTTCTAAATTCTCTTATGATGCATTTGGTATTGTAGATGGCTCTTTCAATTTAGTTGTAGGACGTACTGGTTCTGGTAAAACTACAGCTGCCATCCAATGGGGTGCTAATATCATTCGTCGTTTCGAAAATGCAAGAATGTTTATTGCATCTATCGAAGGCGGTATTACTATTAACCGTCTTGAATCTTTAACTGGTTGGTTTGGGGATGAATTATTTAAACGTGTAAGTATTCGTAATAGTGGTCTTAACGTAGAAAGTATCTATAAAGAAATCTTATCTATCTATGATGCTAAGATGGCTAATAAAGATGAATACTTATATGATACAGGTCATGTAGATTCTCGTGGTTTACCTATCATTAAGATGGTACCAACCGTATATGTAATTGACTCTGTAGCCAATATGGTTCCAGAACGTGTAGCTAACCGTGGTGAGATGGGTGGTCAAATGGATGCAACTGCTATCGCTAAAGCTAATACACAGTTCATCAAATTGACTATGCAATTACTTAAGACTGCTAATATTATCGTATTGGCAATCAATCATATCAATAAACGTGTAGAAACTGGTTTCATGCCAACTAAGAATGATATCCCATATCTTAAACAAGATGAAACATTACCAGGTGGTAAAGCTATTAACTACGATGCTAATAATATCTTCAAATTGGACGATAAGAAGATTAAAGAAGAATCTTTTGGTTTCAATGGTAAAGAAATCGTAGTTCAAATGATTAAGTCTCGTACTAATAAAGCAAATATGACTACACCATTATTGCTTAACTTTGATATTGGATTTGACCCTTATCATTCCTTATTATTACTTCTTAAAGATGCTGGTCGTGTTAAAGCCAAAGGGGCTTATATGCAATTAGATGACTATGCTGATATGAAGTTCACTAATAAGAAGTTTACAGAAATGCTATTCAGTAACAAAGAATTCCAAAAAGTATTCTTTGATACAGCTAAAGAAGAATGCCGTAAACTATTAACTCCGACTAAAACATTGACTGAGTCTGTAGACAATACATTATCTAATGACGTAATGGCATTGTTTAGAGCAATGGACCAAGTAGAAGAGTAATTGTATATTATAGTTTTGAGCCAGAAGATTCTAGTAATCTTCTGGTCCAATTCTATGCTTGTTACATAATGGAAAGGGGTAAGTACATTGGCAACTAGCGTAAATATTGTAGACGAAATTAAGAAGTATGAAAGGAGATTGCAATTCCCAGAAGAGGCATTAGGTAAAGAACTGGCCGAACCTATTCCGACTGCAGTATCTGGGTCTCGAAAATTATTGTATTCAACACAGGCCGACCAAGTCATGTCTTTAAACACACCAGAAGTGCCGTTCTTACAGACAGGCTATGAGAATGAGTTTGGACATAAGTCCACATCATTCAAACAATACCATGGTGATGATTTAGTTATCTTAGATAAAGTTGATAAGTTCAACTGGATACCCAATCATCACTATTTCCTACTGACATACAATGCAGATAAAAATATCATTGATGTCGTAGAACGATGCTCATACTTACACATTACTGAAAGCTATGGGTATGATCAAAATACTAAATACTTAGACTCTCTAGGTATTGGTAGTAAAATCCGTACAGGTGATATCTATCTCAAATCCAAAGGGTTTGATGAGTATAATAACCGTATGGATGGTGTAAACTTATTAGTTACTTATGCAGCTATCTCTGATACTACAGAAGATGCTATTGTATTATCCGAAAGCTGTGCTAAGAGACTAAGTTCTCCATTGTATCATAAAGTCCAAATCATGGTCAATGAGAATGATATCATGCTTAATCTATATGGTAATGAGACCATCTATAAGGTTATGCCTGATATTGGTGAAGAAGTGTCCAATAGTCTTCTATTGGCTACAAGACGTGAGAATAAACAAGAATCCTTGTTCTCTCAAGTATATTCCAGACTTATGGATATTAATATGAATGACAATAAGATTACTGCCACTGGTACTGTAGTCGATGTAAATGTCATTACAAATAATCCAGAAATGATGGAAGCATCTAACTATACTACACAGCTTAGAACGTATTGGAAAGAATCTATCCGATTCTCCCAAGAGCTTGTAGATAAGGTGGATATGTACAAAGATCGTTACCCTAGAGCTAAGATTGGGTATGAGCTACAAGTACTATATTCCAGAGCAAAGAGCTTATTAGATGGAGAGAAGTTCTCTCTTGATGGTAAGAAAGCTTTCTCTAATATCTTCCTTGAAGTTGTAGTCCGTGAAAACAATGAACTACATATCGGGGATAAGATTACTAACCGTTACGGTGGTAAAGGTGTTATTAGCCGTATACTACCTGACGAAGAAATGTTTGAGACTATTGATGGACGTAGAGTCGAAATGATCTATAACCAAGGCACTTCTACTAACCGTCTTAATCCCGCTCAGATATTTGAAACTGAAATAAATGCAGCATCATCTAAGCTATTGAGATACTTACCTATGGAAACACCATATGAAGTAAATCATTCATTAGAACGTATTGCTACATTTATGAGTATCTTTACTCTAATGCAAGCTAACGCATTCAGGGAATATGTATATGCCTTGAATGATGATAGTAAGTTAGAGTTGCTTAAGTCTATGAAGAACGATGGATGTATCATCTTATCAGTATCTCCAATACAAGAAAATATTGACCTAGATAAACTAGTAGCGATGTATGAAATGTTCCCTGAATGTGAGATTGATTATGCTTACTGTCAATTACTTGATAGTAACGGTAATCCTCGTAAGGTAAGAACACAACGTCCTTTACTAGTAGGTCATCAATACATTGTAAGACTTAAACAGTATGCAGAAGATAAGTTCTCTGTAACTTCATTGTCTGCTACAAACTCTAGAAATGAAAATAGTCGTAATAAGAACCCAGGTGAGGGTGGACATAGATTCCCTAATACTCCAGTACGTTGGGGTGTAATGGAAACGTCTGCTATGCAACACATTGGTTCTTGGTTCAATGCTATTATGCTTCTAGTATATAGTACGTCTCCACATGCAAGACGTAAAGCTAAGAATCTATTGACAGATTCTCCATTCAATATTGACGTTAAAGTCGATAGTGAATCCAAATCTAGATCTGTAGAAGTACTTAATGTATATCTACGGACTATAGGCTTAAGGATTAAGTTTGATAAATATAAGAAGGTTATTAAGAGTATCTTTGCATTCCCTTCAACCACCCCAAACATGTTTATCAAAGTTCCTGACGCTGATCGTAAACCTACAGTTGAAATGGTGAAAGGTAAAGATGGAGTTCAGGTTCCACAAATCATATTTAAAGGTGAAGACCCTAAACCATCCATGTTTATCAATCCACCTAAAGAGGAAGAACCTCAGAAGGAGTAAGCTATGTCTGATTTAAGACAAGTTTATATGGATATACTAGGGGGAGACTTTGAGTCTTCCCTTGATCCACAGAATGTATATCTTATGAATCATATAGCAACTATTGCTCTTCAGGATGAAAATAATGTACGTCTTGAGGATGTAGAGTTGGTATTACGTATAAGTAATGCATTATATAATGGTACTGATATTGAAGTGCTTCCACTTGAAGATGGTGTATATGATCTCTTGTTAGAAATGTATAAGAGATATAATCCTAACTTCCAAGTTGGTGGTGCTAATATTGGTGTACATAATGTACGTAAAGATAAAGATGACTATTCTGAATATCCTAGCATGTTTATTCCTGTGCCTATTGGTATGGAGAATACATATGGTGGTGATATCTTAGCCTATGGTAACACATTCAATTTTAATAACCCATTACCATGGAACAATGGCCATGTATCTGATAGACAAAGAGATACTGCTCATAAGTACCCTGAACTAGTTGGTACTCTTGATAAGTGTAAGTTTGTCTTAGATAATAAAGCATTACTTGCTGGTGTAGCTACAGATCCTAATGTAAAGATCTTCGAAAGAGATTTCATTGGATTACATTTCCGTATGGGTGTAAATAGCCCTACAGATATTTTGAATATGGTTATGGAACTTAAGTATGATGGTATATCCATCGAAGCCGAAGTGTCTAACCATGTGGTGTCTGCTAGGACTCGTGGTGATCTAGATAATGATAGAGCCACAGATCTTACTAGTGTATTGTATGGGTATAGATTCCCAAACAATATTCCAGACAACGAAATCTTTGGTATGAAGTTTGAAGCCATCATCACTAAGTATGATATGGAAAGACTTAAAGCAAAGACTGGTAAATCTTATACCAATATGAGGACTGCTGTATCTGGTCTTCTAGGTTTAGCTAATGCTAGAGAATACTTAGAATATATTACACTAGTCCCATTAGGCACATCATTACATTTTGATACTAGAGAAGAAGAGCTTATCTTCATGAATAGATACTTTGCAACTAAAGTATCTAATGCTTATAAAGCATTCTCTGGTAGATATGACCATGTATTATACATGGTAGACAAATTCGTTCAAGATGCTGATATGATGAGACCGTATATGACTTTCGCTTATGATGGTATTGTGGTATCTTATAATGATATAGCACATAAGCAAGCATTGGGTCGAGTGAATCATGTCAATAAGTATAGCATGGCTATTAAGTTTAATGCTATGAAGAGAGTAACCAGATTCCGTGGATATACTTATACTGTCGGTTCTAATGGTACTATCACACCAATGATAGTATTTGACCCAGTAGAGTTTAATGGAACTGTACACTATAAAGCTAGCGGTCACTCTTATGAACGATATAAGAAACTCAGTCTTAGATATAATGATGAGATTGAAGTTGCTTATGTAAATGATGTAATGCCATACGTAAGTAAATTATACAATACCAATAACGATAAGAATGAGAAACTATATCCAATAGAACCATTCATCGATTATTGCCCGGCATGTGGTAGTCAGCTAGTAGAATCTATGTCGGGTAAGACTGTATCTTGTGAGAATTCAACTTGTCCAGGTATACATCAAGCTAAGATGGTTAATATGATGGATAGATTAGACTTCAAGAACTTTGGTCATGCTGCTATAGAGAAACTAGAAATCAAATCTCTAAGAGATTTATTTGAGAACGTCGATGAAACTAGATTATTCAATGCTGGTTTCAGAGAACGTGGTATAGCTAAGTTTCTAGACCAGCTAAACGAAATCAAATCCAGAGATAACCTAGACTTCGTAATCGTCGGGTCTTTAGGGTTTACTGATATTGGATTTGGTACATGGTCCGCTATCTTCAAGGAAATCCCATTAGATTGTATTATTAAATTATCTGATGATGAATTGACTGATAGATTATTGGCTATTCCAGGTGTAGGTCAACGTACAGTAGAAACTATACTCAAAGAGCGTGTAGTGTTTGCTGATGATCTGATCTATATCTATACAAAAGTACCTAACTTAAAACATAGTATCAATGCTAAACCAGCTAAACGTATATGCTTTACTGGTGTTAGATATGCTAATGTAGAGGCAGCTTTAATGGCAAATGGAGATCTGCCAAGTGAATCTGTAACAAAGGCTACTGATTATCTTGTAGTGCCTTATAAAGATTTCACATCTTCTAAGACCGCTAAAGCTGATAAGTATGGTATTCCAATTGTTACTGTTGAGGAGTTAATAGCTCAACTAGGGTTAGATGTAAAAATTTAACCCTAGTGAAACAAATCTATAAGTATATATTATAAATGGGATAGTGGATTTGCTATCTCGTTTCTTTTGGTTATTATAGGAGGATATTATTATGATTAAGAACCTTACAGAAACAACAATTTTCCAAACTTGGAACTCTCGCTTAGTTGATGAAGTAGGCTTTGATGTTCCATTAGCAAGCTTTAAAGAACTATTCCGTCCAATCGTATTCTCTTTGGCAAACTTCTTGTCCAAAGTAGGTGGTGCGGACATTACTACATCTGCAGTTACAATTAGTAATACAGATGGTGTATTCTTGTGTGCATTGTTAGTTAACCGTACAGTGGACCAAGAAAACAAAACATCCTTTGATGTGTCTTTCACTACTGATAAGGAATTTGTAAACAATAGCGAATTGTGCCAATACACTATCGCTGCTTCTGAACGTGAACTTCAAGAATTTGTAAACAAATTCATCATGGCAGAAGTTAAAAACCGTTTCCAAGCACCTGAGTTATTGTACGATTTCTTGCGTGTATTATTCAGCACTATCTTGAACTATACAAATAGCTTGACTCGTGATGAAATCACTGAAGAAGGTCTTGAAATCGATATCGAAGATACTATTACTATTGCTGTATCTTTAGATGAAGAAAGTAATCGTGTAGTAGCTATTGAACCTGGTACTGCATTGAAAACTTACGTTAAAGACGACAAATTCAACGAAGCAGAATAAGCTTTAGATTATACAACTTATGGATCTAGGGGTTATTCCCCTAGGTCCTTGTATAATTTTTATAAAGCGGGGTTGAAGTATAATGAAACGTGCAATATGCGAAGGGAAAATGATTAGCCTGTATGATATTAATACAGACTATAACGATTATTACATGAACGATACATCTTTCATGGGATATATTGATGAGGAGACTGGGATGGTATATCCTAGCACAACTCAATCATATTTAAGTAAGAACCCGGGTAAAGCTGGTTTCTATAAACATGGACCATTCCTTAAGTTTGTCGAACCTTCGGGAGAAGAGAAAGACAATTTTACTTTCGAGAAAATGGAACACGTTAACTGGGATGATACTTCTAGTATTAGTGACGTTGTAGCTAAATCTAAAGAGGCATTCTCTTTAGATAATAGACTGCTTAGCAATGTTACTCCAGATAATATCTTTGCGCCACCTATCCATGCAGATGATTCTCCTGAGATGGTTGGTATGAAGACAGCTATTGCAAAGAAAAAGATTGACCTAGATTTATACGGATATCGGTTTGGTGAGAACTTCAATAACGATAAACGTATATTTGATAAGCAATCTATGACTCTGAATAAGTTAGTTACAATCTGTGATAAGACAGATATTGACGCTTATCTTATACTCAAAGATAAAGAGGGAGATATCCCTAATCCTATGGGTGAAGAGATAATTGTTAAACTAACAAATGGAACGGAAGAGGAGGGTGACAATGAGTAGTTGGCAAAGCAAATTCATTGCCGATTATAACGATAAGAATCGTCCTAAGTTTAATGACGTATTCTTCTCTAAATCCGACGATGCTATTATCGAAGACCTAAAAGCTATGCTTATATCCTGTCAACGGGATAAGTACTTTACAGTTAAGATTTTAGGCTTTGATGTTATAGAAGACTATGATGAAGTAAATAGACTTCTCATAGAAAATAATGACAACCTCACAGTACCTATTAAAGATAGTTATCTTAAGGTGCTTAAGGTTACTTACTATATTGAAGTCAATGGGTATAGTGATACCTTTGATACATATATAGCAGTACCTAGAGTATTCGAGGGTGCTTATATTATCTTAAATGGTAATACATACTTCCCATCTTTCCAATTAGTGGATGGTAGTACTTACAATAATACTCTAGCTAAATCATCTAAAGTACAAAAGATTACTCTTAAGACAATCTTTGGTGCTTTACGTATGATTCGTAACTTCTACGACTATCAGACTACAGATGGTACTGTATTAAACGGTGCAGTATATTCTATTATGTCTAATAGTGCATCCTATAAGGGTAAGAAGAACGCAGTAGATAGAAAGGTACCGGCATTTAAATACTTATTTGCCAAATATGGTTTCTATGATACTTTAAGTTTATTTGGTTTCGATAATACTATCTTCATTTCGAAAGAACCTTTCGAAGAAGAAGAGAACTTTTATACATTCAAATGTCAAGCTACGACTAGCCGTATAGGTTATGTCAAAGTAGCTAAATTGTTATTTGATAATGATCGTGTATTCCAATCTGTAGTTATAACTATCTTGGATAATCTTCGTGGATTAAAACCAGGCTATACTGCAGAATCTCTATTTAGTACAGAATACTGGATCAATTCTCTCGGTGCACATTTCGTTAAGAATAATATGGAATATGAGAAAGGGTTATCTGCTCTATATTCCTTAGAAGATCAATACGATATAGTGACCAAGAAGAATATCAGATTACCATTCGAATATAAATCGAATATCTATATGATCTTAAGATGGATGATGGTAGAATTTTCCAATATTCGTCTTAAAGATAATACAGACGTAACGAATAAACGAATCAGATGGTCTGAATGGATAGCTTCATTGTATGTAATGAAGCTAAACACTGGTATGTATCGTTTACATGATATAGCTAGACGTTTCAAATCTGAAACGGTAATCAGACGATTTAAACAATCAATCAATTTGAAACCGATGCATCTAATCTCTGAACTACAGAAGAGTGGCATCAAAGGTTTCCGTAATATGGTTAATGAACGTGATGCTATATTACAGTTAAAGTGGACTTTCAAAGGACCTACAGGTCCTGGTGAAACATCCAATAAGAATCTCGAGGGTAGACTTAAACGTATTTCTCCATCACACTTAGGCATCTTGGACTTTAATACTTCATCACCAACTGAACCTGGTACTAGTGGTATTATGTGTCCATTAAATCAAAGTGTATTTAGCGGGTATACGTTTACTAGTGATAGTGAACCTAATAGTTGGGATGCATCTTTTGCTGAGCTTAAACAAAGCTATAGAGATGCTGTGGGTGTTAAGTCCGCATTTGAATTAGCCGAAGATATCGGGGCTGTTCTCGAGGGAGCAGATGATGGTAAGAATCGTGCTATTTATGAGATGTATCAAATGGGTAAATCCATTGACCTAGCTAAACAGACAAACTATCAACCTGGAGATCTTATAGTCGAAGATTAATAGGGAGAGTGTTTAACTATGGCAGTGAAAGACATTTATCATCGTGTGTTCATTATGTCTCGTCAACAAATGGAAGAGCTTAAAGAACGCAATAACCAACTAGGTTTAAAAACAGAATTCGGTAAAGTAATTGTAAATGGGGTAGAACGTACATATTCTGATATCATTCTTGATATGAAAGATTGTCGTTACTCTGATGCAGTTAAAGTTATCGAAGGCGATATTCGTGCTATTAAGCACACTGAAGTGGTTTAACTAAGTAAGTATATAGTATGGGTCTAATGACTCATACTATATACATTTTTATCAAGGAGGAATTAAGATGCATATTCCAGCTTCATTAGACATCACATATTTAGCTGATGATCTTAGACAGCATATCTTTAAGGCTGAAGAAAGGTACAATCTTCTTCCTAACTGCGATTTCTATGGTGATAAAGCTAGATGCCTAGCGTCCCAAATTAATAAACGTTTTATGGTTGATGATAATAAGATTGAATATAGTGACTTGCGTCTTATTATTCATCGCTACGAATCAAACAAATTGATCGGTTATGTATACTTAGATACTGATAGTGATATCGATCTATCTGAGTTCATTTCTGTAGTCCGTACTGCTATTGATGGTGAAGACTACGTTTATAATGAAATTATGCTAATCAATATCAAAGCATTAAAAAATGCCATGGTAACTAAGAACTATGATGCAATGATTAGTTTCTTCCATGAGATTATCAAATATATTTATAAGACTGCTACGCCTGATGCTAATCAGGATGCTATTACTGCAGTAACTTTATATATTGATTTCATGTACAATCATGTATTTAGCGGTATTACTATGCCACGTACTTATGCTAATGAAGTATATCGTACATTATTACATACAAACTACTGTGATTATGGTCCAGCTATCGATGCAGTAGAAGCTTTATCTGATAGTATTGGTAGTATATACTTCTTACCATTGATGGGTGAAATCTTATTAGAGCAAGCACAAAAACCTTACTATACTGAAGAGATCGCTAAGGGTATGGTAAATCGTACATTTACTGATGAGCGATTTGAATTGGCTGTGCCTATGCTCATCAAGGAATACTTACAGAAAACTGCTGATAGTGATTTAGTAAGAATGACTTTGGCACATGCTCCATCGTTAATTTCCTATCTAGTAGATCCTGACAATAAAGAAGACTTTGATAAAATCGTTGCTTATATTAAAGAGAAAGCCGAAGAATATATCAAAGATCATCCAGAATTGGCAGATTTCAAAGGATTCGAAAATAATGATAAAGCGTCTTATAAACCAACTGGTAATTTCATTGTGCCTGGTCAAAAGCTAAATGAAAAAGCTATTTTAGATGCTAAAAAAGAATTCATTAAGAATCGTAATAAGAAGAACTAATATGGCTAAGTCAATGTTTGTTCAGGCACATGAATGTCCTGAATGTAGAAATGAATCATTATATCTTATATCCCTTAAGGGTGAACGTACTCCATATTTGAGTATTCTCAATAAGCATGATGATCCTCATAAGTGGATTATGGATTATAAGCATGATTTCAAATTCAAATGTACCAAATGTGGTAAAGAATATGAAATCGATTGGAGATATGATGTACCAGTTCCAATAGACTGGTCTACACAGGCTATGCCTAAAGCTCTAGATGAGTTAACTCGTGGATAAAAACAAAATATACAGTATGGGACACTGTTCCCATACTGTATATTAATTTTTAGTAGTATTTAAACAGACCTCTAATAAGGAGGGTATACTATGCGTATTACATATATAAGATTAGAGAATTATATAGGTATCTATAATGGTCGTGGTGATGAAGTATTAGAGATAGATTTATCTCAAAATGTGAATCCTATCGTGATTATACGTGGTACCAATGGTAGTGGTAAGAGTACATTGCTTAAATCGCTTACACCAATTAATGACGACTCTAATGCTATTGTTCCAGGGGTAACTGGGAGAAAGGTTATACGATATTTACACAATGGTATAACTTATGATATAGAATATGTACACCCTATAGACAAAGAGGGTAAACGTAAACAGACTAGAGGTCAAGTCTATAAATATGGGCCTAATGGTAAAGAAGAATTGAATCCGACTTGGAATGTAAGTTCTGCTAAGGATATCATTTACTCTTTATTTAACTTAGACTCTAACTTCTTGGCATTAAGCCAACTATCTTCCGAAGATAGAGGGTTAGCTGATAAAAGACCAGCTGAACGTAAGTCATTTGTGTCTTCGATTATTAGTGGTATTGAAGCGTATAATGCTATGTATAAGATTATATCCAAGAAGCATTCTATGTATAAGAGTCTAATACAATCTTTGACTGCAAAGATTAACCGTATTGGTAACAAGGAGGATTTAGACCTTAGATATAATACAATAACTAAACAAGTTAGCCAAGCTATATCTGATAGAGATGCATCTATTCAACGTATAGCTATGCTTAGAGCTAAGCTTGATGAAAACAATGCAGAGAAGCTATTAGAAGAGTATACTAAGATTAGAGATAAGTACGAACTTAATAAGAAAGAACGTGTATTATTAACCAATAGCTTATCTCAATACTATAAAGATAGAACTGCAAATATCTATACTGTAGAAGAACGTGCTACGTTCATTAGAGATGAAGAGATGGAACTATCTGAGAATAAGGCTAAGTTACCACAATGGGAAGAAGCTTATAAGACAGCATCTAATGAATACTCTTCTTGTGAACTTAAGATAGCTGATATCAATACTGAAATCAATAAGAAGAAATCTAGACTAGAGACTTTTATTGATGCAGACTTCTCTGAAGAGGAGTTTGGTAGATATAATGAAGCTGTAGATAATCTTAAAGCTATAGAGAATGATATAGATAAACTAGACTATCGTATAGATAATAAATCTGAATATGATAGACTCAAAGAGCTATTCGACATGATGAATAACTTCTCTTATGCTATTATGGATAGATATGAGTGTATTACTAGAGAAGATGTAGATACATTAGTAACTAGAAACTCATCTTTCTATGAGAGTACCTTAGCTACTATAACTAAAGAGATTGAAGCATGTACTAAAGAACGCATATCTACAGAAGCAGATATTGGTTTCTATGAGTCTTTAGTAGAGAAAACTAAGAATCTTGAGCTTAAACCTAAAGATTGTAAGTTTACTGACTGTGTATTCATAGTAGAAGCTATTGAAGCTGAGAAGAAGAAGCCTAAAGATGCTTTAGTTAAGTTATCATCTAAACTTAAGAAGCTAGAAGAAGAACTAAAAGAGCTTAATAATAACTTACATCTTACCAATGAAGCTAAATCTTTCATGGATAAACTAGAAGCGTTACAAGTTGTCTTTGAAAGCAATAAGTCTTATCTATCTAAGATAGGTGCTGATGGTATTTGGAAAGGATTCATTGAATCTATTACTAATAATACTACAGCTAAGTTCTTAGAAGAGTATATCTATAGAGCTACAAACTCATATAACTTACTTGAAGCTAAAGAGTCAGTGTCTAAGATAGTTGATTCTCTTAAAGAGTCTGCTATTAAATATAATGCCAATAAGACTATCATTGATGAGATTAATGGTGATATAGAACGTATGGAAGCTGAACGTAATGGTTATGAGCGAGATTTGAATATAGCTTATGAGAATATGGGTAATTACTCAGCTTTAAGAGATGAATATGATTGTCTTATCCGTGAAGCTGAAACTAATCTTCCTCATTTAGATAAAATCCAAGAGATTGACTTAGAAATGAGAGAGTTAGAGAAGAAAGCTAATGAGTCTAAAGCTAAACGTGACTTAATTAAGGAGCTTAATGCTAAGATTCTTGAAGAATCAGCTGTAGCCGAAAGATGTAAGGATAATTACAATGAGCTTATAGCTCAACGTGATGATATTGCTCATAATAAGATTCTTATTGATGAATATCATAAGGAAATGCAAGAGTATACTGATAACTACGAACGTATCGAAGCTATCAAGTATTATGTATCTCCGAATACTGGTATCCAGACTATATTCATTGGTGCTTATATGAATGATATCATGGTTAAGGCTAATGAATTGGCTTCATGTATCTTTGGTGGTGAATTCGTTATCCAACCATTCGTTATTAATGAAACAGAGTTTAGAATTCCATGCTTAGGTAGTGGATTGATGAATGATGATATCTCATCTATGAGTACATCACAAATCTGTATGCTATCTATGATTATTAGTTTTGCTATCTTAGCTAATGCTAGTACTGATTATAATATCCTTAAACTAGATGAGATTGATGGTGGTTTAGACACTGAAAATCGTATTCAGTTTATTACCCTACTGGGGAATCTTATTTCGATGGTTGGGTGCGAACAATGCTTCCTAATCAGCCACAATATGGAGTATTCAGACAGGGTAAGTGTAATAGATATGACAGCTAGACCAGTTGAGGTGAGATAAATGACGTCACTTATTAAACTGAAAGAATCTATAGAAGAGTTCTTAGCTATGGTGCTAGTTATGCTAGCACCTATAGCTTGTATAGGATTACTTCTTATATGGCTATTCTCACTTATGGGATTTCCTAGTATAAGTGAGGCTATACAGTATATAACTTATGATATAATAGCTCCTGTATTTACTATAGTAAGTATGGTAGCATTAGCTATATGGGTTCCACAGCTTATATGGAATCTACTGTCATATTTATTTAAGGGGATTAAGAAAGTATGGAAAAAATAAAAACTTGTATTAAAAGAGAGGCAGTTATCTTGCTCTGTGGTTTAATTATTACAGGGTTTGTATTGGCTCTGTGTAGAATTCTTAAACATATATCATTAGAACTCTATGGGGAAGGATCTTTACAGTATGTATTTGGTGTTGAAGCTGAGACATTCTTATACATATTCTGTATGATGATGATATTTGCATTGACATTTGTAAATATATTAAGTCTAATTAGTGGAGCCTTATTAGATATAATAAATAAGGAAGTTAAATAGGGAGAAGAATCATGTTAGTATCAATGATAGTCGCACATGACTTAAATAATGGTATAGGTAAAGATGGGAAATTACTATGGCATATACCAAAAGATTTAAAGCATTTTAGAAAGATGACTTTAGGGTGTACTGTAGTTATGGGGAGAAAGACTTATGAATCTCTTCCTAACGCATTACCACATAGAGAAAACTGGATTCTTACTAGAGATGAATCTTATATACCTAAAACACGCTTTAATGATAAGGTCAGAGTCTTCCATTCTAAAGAAGAGTTATTAGCTGAAGCACATCGTCTTCTTAAAGCTAATATCTTTATTATAGGTGGTGGAGAAATCTATAATCTATTCTTAGAAGATGCTACAAATATTATCACTACAGTTGTAGATGAAGTATTTGATGCAGATACATTCTTCCCTAAACTTAAACGTAATGAATGGGAGAGAGTAAGAACTGATACAGATTCTGAAACTGTAAATCGTAGATACTATAAGTTTAAGATTATTACTATGAAGCGAAAGGAGAAAAAATAATGGCATGTATAGATGATGAATTGGCCCAAGTTACATGTGAGGTCTTGGATGGTGTACCAAAATCTATTTCTAGACTTATACCAGGAATCAATCAATGGTATATTGAAGTAGGTGGGTATATACTAACCTATGAGGAAAAAGAAAAGTACAAACTAAGCTTACATCATAACGGTAAATGTATATATGGTGATTATATTTACCAATGTCATGAGTTTAGAGGATTTGTACAGAAGTTATATGATGTGGTATTTACTAGTGGTAAAGTCGTAGCTGATACTAGTAATAACCAGTGGTTAATCAAAATCAAAACTTTATATAATCTTCTTAAATCAAGATACGGGGTATTGTAAAATGAAAAATGAAGAAATCGTAGTCAAACTCAGAGAATCACTTATTAATATTAGTAGTAGAATGGTAGAACCATTGGTCGCTAGTAAATACGAACACGTCTTTATATTAGATAAGGATATTTCTGATTGTAATGAGTCAATCAAAATCGAAGTGACTATTCAGTCTAATAAAAATATCCCACAAGCTGTAATAGAGGCTGAAACAAAAACAACTACACCACCTAAAGGGTATAGTAAGAAAATAAATATCAATGTTACACCAATGACTATTAGTCTTATAGATGATGCTAGTTTCTCTGAAATAGCTAAATACATTTCAGACTTAGCATACAATCTAAGTGATGTCATTAATGAATATGCGAATATAGAAGCTCTAGCAGAATTAGAATCTAGTATTCTAATGGTAAGTCGTGGGTTATTTGATTATATTATCATCTTACCAGAATCTAATACATCTATCGACTATAGAGTACAAGAGCTTTCTGATGAAGAGAATCTATATGAAGTATGGACCAGATTCAATGGTATGATTATGTATGCAAAATCTGCACATTCTATATCTGGAGCAGTATCTGTAATAAAAGATATTTACCCTAAAAATATATCTGAATGCTGGTGGAGATTAGATCTCATTTCTTTGATGACTAAGCTATTCAATGTTAAAGAACCAAAGATAATTGATAATAAGACTTATGTTGAATATATTGGCGAATTCAGTTTACCAACCAATAGAAAGATTGATTGTAATTGCTGGCTTAAAGTCACAAAAAGCAATATAAATGAACAGTCTAAACTATATATCGAATCTAACACATTGACTCCGTATATTAGTATCAAAGTAGCTCTTGATGGGTTTGATAATATTGTCGGTTATGCTTATAATACTATGAATAAGATAGCTGGTATTATTAGAATTCTAGATACTATGAAAATCGATGATGGTATGACATTGTATCAGCTATTAGCACGTACATGTAAGCCTAGTGCTCATATTGAAATTACATGTCACAATAGTAATATGGTTCTTATCTCTTATTATGAAAATGGTAAGTATAATAATATTTGGGTATCATTCCCTAGTCATAATAGACCTAATATTACTATTGGGGATAACTATGAGATTAGTGAAGCATGTGATAGCTTAGAAGAAGCCGTACTTAAGGTTATCACTGAAGCACGTAAAGATAAATAACAGTTTCATACGAGGTGAGTAATATGGAAGAAACAAATATAGTTGAAAATACGTTAGCTGCTATCGAAGAGATAATCAATATCGAATTTGATATGTCTCCGGATGAAAGCTATGAACGAAAGTCTTACTACGGTGAGGGTACATTATTCGGTGCAGATATTGGTGTATCTGTAATATTCGAAGATGATAATATTAAACAGCTTATTATCGAATCGTTACCAGGTGGTAATAGTTATGGTATCGGATATGTATCCGTAATTAAGGACGAACATGAGACATCTGATTTATCTCAATCTATCCCATTAGCTATTGATGGTATTATTAAGATGCGTAAGCTCTTAAGATATATCAGTGAAGAAGATAAGCAATTCATTCGTGATAACGAAGGCATTCTTACTATTATTGGTAAGACATACACTAATGAGTATAAACAGATTGTATCACAACTAAATACAATGGAATTATGCTTTGAATATATTCCATTGTGCATTTCTAGTTATGATGGTATCTTGTTAGAATATGCTTTTGATGTACGTACAGTTAAAGACTATTCTATTGTAAAAGCTAGTCTTACTATAGACGAGGCTATCAAATACGTTAGAGAGAATAGCAGTAAGTAAAACAAAATCACAGGTACTGGAATTTCCAGTACCTGTATATTTTTTATAATCGTAAAACTCTTTTTTTTTAGTTGTATACTATAATGGTAATATCATGGTTATATTTATATTGTATTTTAATTTAAGGAGGATATTATCATGAGATTACACGAATTAGCAAAAGCAAACAATACTGTTGTTAGACCTTATATGGAAGACATTTTCAAATTAGAAAATTGTGTGACAAAGAAAGGTTTATTACGAGTTGCTGATAATGGATTTATCGAATATGCTTGGTTTACATACTTTAGTAAGTATATTGGCCAAGTAGAGGTATCCATTACAGCTCCAAAAAATGCTGAAGCTATTGAAGCATACTTCACAAAATATCTTGGTCTAATTTTAAGTATGGAGCAAGATATTGAAGAAGATGTGAACAAAATTGATGCAATGAAAGTATTGCTCAATTTACACGGAACCTTATATATTGAGAACGACAATATCGTTTTCAGATTTGAGGATTTGGGTGTTATTTCACCATTCGAAAATAGCTGGTTTGTATGTCCTAACGGAGTAGACAATGTAATCTGTAAGACTTTAGCTGAAGCTGCTAAAGTAATGGCAGACTACAAAGCAAGTTTGGAGGTGAAACCAGTATTGTTAAAAAATATTATCTAAAGAATATTACAGGATAGGACATTGTTCCTATCCTGTAAACTTTTCTTTTTTTTCTTAGAGTAATAAAAATTATGGTTATATAATATAACTATGACTCATTGGTTATATTTAATTTAAAGGAGGATTTAAAATGAGTGGATTTATTGTTAGTGAAATTAAGAGTACAGAGCGTACTAAAAGAGATTTGTTTATAGATTTTCATAATTTTATGGGATGTCTACCGTTAGGTACACATCAAAAGAAGTCAGTAGATAATGCTAGAAATAAACGTGTTGAAATTATCATAAGTGATACTGAAGATGAGGCTACTTTGATCATAAAAGATCTTAATGTGGCTATAGAATATCGTCTATATGATAGACCGTTTGGTTTTAAAACCATTAAAGTAGATGATATTGTTTATAATAATTTTGATAACCTACATGAGATTGATACAATGATAATAAAGAAGATTGTAGATAGCTTATTATACTGGGCTGCCAGTGCTTCTGATGGTAAACCATATATTTTACCTATGCATATATTTGATATGGCTACACGTATATATCAAGCATGTATCTTTATTGATTTTGCTAGACCTTTAGATGAGATTTAATTTATAGGAGGATTTTGAAAATGACTAATACTAATGACACTTTAAACGTAACTAATATCCCTGAATGGAAATATACTATTGGGGAAATGGAAGAAAACACTTATGAAGCATTGATTAAAGACTTGATCAATTGCTTTGCACTCTATAGCGATATCGGCGATATTATGGAATATAATGCCAATGATCTTGGTGATATCGGTATGCGTTCTGCTAGATTATATGAATCTAGTCTAGAAAGTGAAGATGGTAAATATACAACCGAATTCAAAGCTGTAGTAAACATGTTTACATGGGAACTAGAAGATATTGAATATTATGAGCTTAAAGTAAATGGTAAACCATATCGTATTGGTTATAATAAACATAGCGCTATGTGGGAAATCAGATATCCATATACTATGGAAAAATACGAAGATAGCTATAAACCTGGTCCTGATTTGCCACACTTAATGGCAGACTTAAAGCTTCTTTGTGAAGCCGCTTTAGCTATTGGTAATGATAATCATATCTATGATTCTACATTAGCTAGATATACATTAGATTATATCAAAATGGTAGAAGCTGGTGAATTCAATATCACAGAGTTTACTGGTATCTATGAGAATGACTCAAAATATCTAAGTGTGTACAATAGAGAGCATTATTTTGATGAATCTCCAACATGTCATGTATCTACAATTAATGAAGATTCCGAATTCGATGAAGAATTCTGGGAAGCTGTATATAATAAGATGGAAAAATAGGAGGATACCATGGAACTAAAAGACTTAATTATTGCGACACCTATCGCAAGTAATATGAAACCAGATGATAATAAGATTAAAAAGATATCTAGAACTATAAATGGTGTATCTAAGATGAGGGACTTCTGTATCCGTCATCTTAAATTTAATGATATAGTATATCAATGTGAAATATATCTAGATAAAGATAGAGTAAATATTGAGGGTATTAGATTAGAGATAGTACCGGAGTATAGCTCAACTCTATATACATATATTCCACCCGTAGGGGTTGTTATTATCAATACAGATAAAGTATCTTCTAATCTAGAAATTAAAGAGTATTTTGAAAATATCTTATTACGTTTCGATGTAGCTTCTAATGTAAGATATGCTGATTCTGATAAGATAGGTGTATTGAATAGAATCCGTCTACTATATGGGTATATTGCAGTTACTGATTCTGATATCAAAATCAAATTTGATAAGTTCAATATGTCTATTGAATTAGTAGATGATGATAAATGGAAAGTTATTAGTCCTCATTTAGATGAGCCTGTAATAAAAGTAACTTTATTCTCTGCTGTAAATGCAATAGAAGACACTATATCCGATAGATGTACTCTATTACCTAATATCTTATAATACTAGAATACAGGATAGTACATTGTACTATCCTGTATATCTTTTCTTTTTTCTATGTTGTTTTCTGTATTTTGATATTTA